CCGGCATCGCCTAAGGAGTAGTGACCAATGGCTGTTAATCTTAGCGCCATCCGGGACCTTCTGCTCCCGGGCCTTCGCGGAGTCGAAGGAAAGTATCCGCAGATCCCGAGCCAGTGGGATAAGGTCTTCGAGAAGGCCAAGTCCAACATGGCTCTGGAGCGTACAGCTGAAATGCGCTATCTCGGTCTTGCCGCAATCAAGACTGAAGGCGGCGCAGTGTCGTTCGACAATAATGCGTCAGAACGCTACATTTACAATCAGGAGCACTACGAAATCGGTCTTGGCTACGCCATTACCCGTAAGGCGATTGACGATAATCTATACAAGAGTCAGTTTGCCCCAACAAATCTGGGCCTTATCGAATCTTTCGGTCAGACCAAAGAGATTTATGGTGCGAACATCCTGAACACCGCGCAGACCTACAATTCTGCGATTGGCGGTGACGGTCAGTCGCTCTGCTCGCTCAATCACCCGATTGACGGCGGTGTGATTCCGAACACGCCGATTGTTCAGGTTGACCTCAACGAATCGTCCCTGCTGAACGCGATGGTCTCGATTCGTCAGAACTTCAAGGACATCGCCGGTCTGAAGATGTTCGCGCGCGGTCGTAAGCTGATCGTTCCCCCGGCTCTGGAGCCGGTTGCGATCCGTCTTACAAAGACCGAACTGCGTCCGGGCACAGCAGACAACGACGTCAACGCAATCCATACAACCGCTGGCGGTCTGCCGGAAGGTTATATGGTCATGGACTTCCTGACGTCGAACTACGCTTGGTTCCTGCTCACCAACATCAAGGGTCTGGTTTATATGGAACGTGTTCCGTATGAAATGGACATGCAGGTCGACTTCACCACAGACAACCTGCTGGTGAAGGGCTATGAGCGGTACAGCTTCAGCTATTATAATTGGCGTTCGATCTGGGGCTCGTTCCCGACGCACTAAGGAAATAAGGGCGGGGGCTGTTCGCAGTCTAAACCCCCGCCTACTCCGGGCTCCCTAGCCCCACAAACTGGCCCGGCAGACACTGCACGGATTGTGGGACGAAACCTCGTGCAGGAGGAAGGATAATACAATGGGTTATACAACTTTCACTGGACCTGTTCGGGCGGGAAACATTCTCGCTACGACTGGTACAACACCGGGCGTTGACGTTGAGAACGTCGGTCAGGTGGTTATGGCGCAGAGTTTTCCGTTTACGGAAAATGGCACGCCGACTTTTACGGAAATTACGTTGCCTGCAATTAGTCAGGTTCTGAGCATCAGTTGGACGATTTCGACGGCATTTACGAATGCGGTTAGCGTTGGTGGAACTCTGAACGGCACGACGGTTAACGCGACGTATTTCGCTAACGCGACGACACCGGGACTTGGCGTGACACTTCTTGCGCCGACGACGGTTGCCCAGTGCGGCAACTGGATTAGCGCGGGTGTTATTTCTCCGACACAGGCGAATGATGTCAGGGTTGTTGTGGCTGGCGGCGCTGTTGCTGGCGCGGGTCGCGGCGTTCTGACAGTTACATATCTCCAGGGTCCTAACGGCAACACGTAATTTAGAAGGATTGGTACAATGAAGGGACGTACAGCTCGCAAGGATGGCGGCAGCGCCTATGCGAATGGACCGGAAAGCTCGAAAGAAAAGGGCGTGAAGGTTTCGGATAATGACTCGGGTGCCGATTGGTATGCGGGCAAAGACTCGAATGTCAAGGACGAAGCCGAGCAGAAGACTGGCTTCAAGAAGGGCGGCAAAGTGTCGAACTTCAAGAAGGGTAAAGAGTCGGAAGGCATGGAGCTTCTTGAGAAAAAGAAGAAGCACGCCAAGGCCGAGGGCGACAAGCCGGTTCACCGCCTTGACCGTCCGGCTCGTAAGTCGGGTGGCCGCATCGCCCGCGCTTCGGGTGGCGAGGTTGCTTCCGGCCCGCGCAGCCCCTTCTCGAAAGCCGAGAAGACTTCGGAGCGACCGAAGTTCGATGGCATGACCGATATCAACGACTAATTATGGTTGCCCCGCTTACAAGCGGGGCTTCCTTCCTTATGTGAGACCGTTAATGTCTAAAAATTGGATTGCGAAAGCGACCGAAAACAAAGGCGGCCTTCACCGTTCGCTTGGCGTAAAGCAAGGCGAAAAGATTCCAGCGAAGAAGCTTGAGCGCGCAACGCATTCCGATGATCCTAAAGTCCGGAAGCAAGCGGCGCTCGCTGAGACGCTTAAGAAATTAAACCGTCGTCATGGAGGGTTGGTATGAGACCCGCAGTCGTTTATACTCAGAACGCCGCTGGACTTGGTGTGCAGATTAGCGAGTGGATTTATCTTGATGCGTGGTGTCCGGGTCCTGTGTCTGTGCAGGTTGCGATTTACAACGCGCCGGGTGCGCCCGTGGTTTATACCGTACAGCAAACGCTCGACGATTGTACAGACCCCGCAAGTCCAGTTCCACCGGCATCTATGTCGTGGTGGAATATTGGGGACGTAAACCTTGTAAATAGCACGGTTCCCGCACAAACATATTACGCAGCAGCGCCAAGATTTGTTAGACTTGTACAGACCGGCGGAACAGGAATAGCTCAACTTACGGTCGCCCAAAACGGAAGCATTTGCTCGTAAGGAGTTTAACAATGGCTAGTTCATATTCGCCGTGGGGTCCCAGCACGGGGCCGGGAAGTTACTATAATACAGTTCAATTTAGCACATTCCAGCAGCAGCGGATTGGCGTAAATCCGGGCTACGGATACACGTCCAACCTTGGGCCTAATAACACTCCAAATCCCGGCCCTCCGGCTGCGGATATTGAGGGCATTCTACTTGAGCCCTCGGCGAGGGATTTCATCGCTCTCGAAAATTCTTTGGGCGGGCCATCAGACGTCCTTATCCAAGAGCCGTAAGCGACACTAATCAGGAAGTTCATCATGACCGTAGGCGCAGCTGGCTTTATCTCTGGAACACCTCTCGTTGACGCTGTGTCGAATGAGATGCTGAATTTTCCGTCTTCTGTTCCGGGTTCAGTTCCGGCGGCGCTTAGCCTGACGAACACGGGCGGTCTGCGTGTTATACTGATTGACCCTATCCTAAACGGCATCATCACGGTTAATGGCTCGATTTGGTCGCCTCCTATTGGTCCGGGCGCTGTTAATACGGTTCTGACGACAGATGGAGCTGGAGCTGTTACGTGGTTGCCGGCTGTTCAGTCGATTGACTTTGGCGCGACCGGGCTGCTGCCGACACCTGCGGCATCTGGACATATTTCGGTTTCTGGCGTTCTTGCGCTTGCCTCCGGCGGCACAGGAATGAGCACCGTTGGTGCAAACGGCACGGCTTTGGTGTCAAATGGAACTGCTCTTACTTATGGTTATCCTGCTCGCGCTATTAATCTTGCCGGTGGGAATCCTAATGAACTGGCGTATCAAACAGCTACGAACGCAACTGGCTTTGTTGCGGCGGGCGTTACGGGACAGATTCTAAACGCGACGACCGGAGCTGCGCCGTCTTGGGGACCGGGAACAGCGACCATTGGCACGACGCCGATTACGCTTGGCACGACGATTTTGTCGCTTGCGGGCGTTCAGACGATTACGCTGACACAGGACCCGACAAGCGGCCTGCAGGCTGCGACCAAACAGTATGTCGATAGCCGCACGGGCGCGCTGACAAACCTTGGCAACGCTAAGGTCGCGACGACTGCTAATATTACGCGCTCTGGCCCGCAGACAATTGATACGGTCTCGGTCGTTGCGGGTGACGTTGTTCTCGTTCGGGCGCAGTCGAACGCAGCTGAAAACGGCCTGTATGTTGTTGACGCTGGTCCGTGGACATATCCGACATACGCCAACACATGGGCTGACTATGTGAACGGCCTTGTGTTTGTTCTGCAGGGCGCGACATACGGAAATACATCTTGGGTTCAGACAGAAGGCCCCGGCGGAACGCTTGGCTCGACTGCTATGACATGGGCGCAGATTTCTGCGGCTCTTGACTATACGGCTGGACCCGGTATCTCGATTGTCGGTTCGCTGATTTCAAATACGGGCGTTCTTTCGTTTGATGGCGGCACAACGGGTCTTCTCCCGATTAGCGCTGCTACAGGCGCGATTACGCTTTCTGGAACACTTGCTCCGGCCAATGGCGGAACAGGTATTACAGCGCTTGGAACGGGCGTTCAGACGGCTCTTGGAAACGCGACAGACGCGACAGGCGGCTTTGTCACATTTGATGGAGACCTTGGAACGCCGACAAGCGGAACGCTGTCCTTCTGCACCGGCCTGCCGCTGACGACAGGCGTGACGGGCGTTCTTCCGATTGCCAATGGCGGCACTGGAAACAATAACGCGACAGACGCGATTAACGCGCTGCTCCCGACGCAAACCGGAAACAACGGCAAGTTCCTGCAGACAAACGGCGCGAACACGTCGTGGGTTGATAATCCGTCTGGAACGGTTACGAGCGTTGGTCTTTCGACTGGAACGCTTGGCCTTTCGGTTACATCTGACACGACGAATCCGATTACAACGAGCGGCACATTTACGCTTGCTGGAACGCTTGCTCTTGCGCATGGCGGCACGGGCGCGACGACGCAGGCGGGCGCGGCGAATGCCATCCTTCCGCCGCAGGCGGGTCAGAACGGTCGCTTCCTGACGACAGACGGCTCCGATGTTTCATGGGCGGTTAACCCGCTTGGAACGGTTACGAGCGTTGGTTTCTCGACAGGAACCACTGGACTGTCGATTTCATCGAACACGACAAATCCAATCACGACGAGTGGCACATTTACACTGTCTGGAACGCTTGGTGTTGCCAACGGCGGCACGAGTTTCTCGTCCTATACTGTTGGCGATATTCTTTATGCCTCGGGTGCGACGGCGCTGACGAAGCTTGGAATTGGAACAACGGGTCAAGTTCTGAGTGTTTCTGGTGGCGTTCCAGTTTGGCAGAACGCCCCTATTTTGCAGGGCTACACGAATACTCTCACACCATTCAACACAGCGCTTGGTGCGTTTGCGGGTGACAGTATTACATCTGGTACAGACTGCGTATTCGTCGGCTATAATGCTGGAACTGGCGTTACGACAGGTGTGAACGTCATTGCGATTGGTTCTGGTGCGCTTGATCAAGCAACAAACCCAACGAATGCAATTGCCATCGGCAAAGATGCGATGGGCGCGGCTACGGCTGGCACGAACAATATAGCCATTGGTCAATCCGCTCTTGGCTCTGGGGCTTCTGGAACGAACAACATTGCAATTGGTGTTGGCGCGGGTGGCATTATTTCCACAGGAACGCAGAATATCCTTGTGGGCCTTTCAGCAGGTGGTGTGCTCACAGCAGGCACAAACAACGTCGCGATTGGCTATCAGGCATTTGACCTTGCGACGGGCGACCGGAACACGGTCATTGGTCGTAATGCCATGGGTGTTGCTACGGCTGCGAGCGACAACACGATTGTCGGACAGAATGCCGGCAGCAACGTAACCGGCTCGTTTAATACGCTGATTGGTTCTGAAGCAGGCGCTTCGGCCACTAACTTTACTGGCAGCTATAACGTCGGCATCGGTTATTCGGCTCTTTCCGAGGCTGTCACCGTTTCGGACGCCATCGCGATTGGCCGTAATGCTCTGACTGTCCTTACTTCTGGCATCGGAAACTGCGTTGTTGGAACACAGTCTGGCGAGGCAATTTCGACCGGTAGCGAAAATACAGCGTTCGGCAACCTTGCGCTGCGGGCGATTTCCACTGCTACAGGCAACGTCGCGATTGGTTACGCGGCGATGCAGAATGGAATCTCCGGTTCAAGCAATATCGCCATTGGCCGTTCGGCGCTTCAGACGAACACCAGCACAGGCAGTGTTGCCGTTGGCCACAGGGCGATGTTGAACAACACCACAGGCGTCAATACAGGCGTTGGTTTCCAAGCGCTTAATCAGTCAACGACCAACACGGGCGGCACAGCTCTTGGCTACGCGGCGCTGACGCTGGCGACCGGCAGCAATAATACGGCTGTCGGCAACAATGCTGGTGCGGCGATTACGACAGGTTCGAGCAATACGCTCATCGGTCAGTATCAGGGCACGACGACACTGACAGGCGCTTGCGTGGTTTCCGATGGCGCTGCAAATATCCGGCTCTTTACGAACAGCTCGGGCGCTTTCTCGTTTGACGGCACGAACTTCGGCACAGCCGGAGACGTTCTGACGAGCAATGGCACGGGCGCGCGTCCGACATGGAACACCCCGGCGTGGGGTGGCGTGTTCGACACATCGGCTTCGCAGACGGCAGATGCCGCTAATACAGCCAAGACAATCACGCTCAACAGCATCGACCCCGATAGCTCGGGTGTGTCGGTTGTCTCAAATACGCGGATTACAGTTGCGCGTGCGGGCGTCTATACATTCTCGCCAAGCCTTCAGGTTCGCAATACAGACAGCAGCATCCAAGATTTGAACCTGTGGTTCGCCAAAAACGGAAACCCGATTGCGAACAGCAATAGCCGTTTTTCGATTACGTCGTCGCATGGCGGCGGGGATGGGTTCTCGGTTCCGGCTGTCGTTTTCACCGTAAAACTTGCAGCCGGTGATTACATCGAACTGCGTTGGTCTGTAACGGACACGGCAGTTTCGATTTACACAGTCCCGGCAACGGCACCTGCACCCGCATCACCCGGTGTTATCGTATCGGTCGCTTCGGTCTAATTTGAACTCGCGCAAAGCCGCGCACGCAACTTAAAACAGGATGGACTACAATGGCCAATTTGCCCCCCAGCGGACTTCCCACAGGCGTTCCGGTCTCTGATACGGATATCTTTGTTGACACACAGTCCGTCGGCAACGGACCCGTGCAGATTACAGCTCTTGAACTGAAAACCTACATCGGCAATGGCCTTACGCTTACCAATCCGATTCTGAATAACCCTGTTACCATCAACGGGGTTTCCTACAACTTCCCGGCAACTAACGGTCCTATCGGATCGGTACTTACAAACAATGGTGTTGGCGCACTTTCTTGGACAACAACCTCGCTCGGCACTGTAACTTCTGTCGGACTTGACGCAAGTATAATCGGTTTTACAGTCGCTAACTCGCCGGTTACAAGCAGCGGCAACCTCGTTATTAACGGTGGCGTTCTCGGCGTTGCTTATGGCGGAACAGGTGCGGCTACTCCGACTGCGGCGCTTATTAATCTTCTTCCTGCGACCTCTCCGACAACTGCAGGCTACCAGCTCACTAATGATGGCTCTGGGAATTTTTACTGGTCTGCTGGTGGCGGTGGTGGCGGTGGCGGCGGTAGTGTTCTCTCTGTCACAACTACTGTTGTTGGCTTAACTGTTACAGGCCCAACAGGAAATGCTGTTCTTTCCGGCGTTGTTGGAATTGGTGGCGGTGGCACGGGCGCGACGACGACGATTGGTGCCCAGAACGCTATTCTTCCTGCTCAGGGCGGTCAGGGCGGCAAGGTGCTCGGAACAGACGGCTCTAGTGTATCGTGGGTTGCAACAGGCGGCACAGGCACAGTCACAAGTGTTTCACTTGACCCCTCGACGACAGGTCTGACGGTCAATGGCGGCACAGCCCCAGTTGCAATTACGGCGGCTGGAAGCTTCACTCTTGGCGGCATTCTTAACATTGCCAACGGCGGCACTGGTTTAAG